TCGTAGAAATCTTGGATGGATTGCGCCGACGCCGAGGGGTAGCGCACCATGAAGGCTTTGATGAATGGCAGATCAGCCAAGGTGTCGAGCGGTTTCACCGGATCAGGCAGCACCCCGGCTTCGCGCAGGGCTTTGTCGGCTAACTGTAGCGTGTACATGCCGAGGCCCCCCGTCCACGAGCGTACGTAGTTTTCAACCAGGATCGGCGTGGTGAGTGCGCGAGCCACCCCGCCGATAAACGTGTCTTCGTCGCGGATAGACCGATCGCGCATCCCAGGGAATGCGCCCATGATCTGCCCGATCGCTTTCGCGAGCTCCGTGGTGTACTCGGTGTATTGGTATTCAGGGAGCATCTTTTCTTGTTCGGCGGGGATCAACGGGGCGCCGGTGAACAATGAGCGATTGGCGAATTGGTCGGCGATCGGCGCGGCGATGGTTGGGATCATGTTCGGAATGAACGTCGAGAGAATGGATTTTTCGAGATCCCTCATCGCCCCCGGATGGTCCGACTCATAGGCTTCGAGTATCCGCTCGGGCAGCGAGCCGAACATAATGCCGGCCGAGTGTGGTTTCGGAATGCGGTAGATGTGGTCATCGGTGAACACGATCCAAAACAGATCTTTCTGCCATCGGGGGATTTGTCGCCATCGCGGATCTTCTCGATTGTTCAGGTACAACAGAATGGACGGGAGCGTGATTGCGGCCATCATCTTTGTGGTGACGCCCACCGGGTTTTCTGCAAAGGCACGAATCACCCGTTCTTCACCTTGCACCGCGGCGTTGAAGAAGGCCGAGATCATACTCATCGCGCGGGTCTTTGCGCCGATGCGGGCGAAGTCGACGGTGACTTCGCGTGAGGCCATGCCCCCCTCTTGGATCGCGGCTTTTTCCGTGAGGCCCCCGGAGACTCTTTTAAACTCCCCTAAGCGGGTCGCGTTTTCGATCAGTTCGGAGGTGATGCGCAACATCTCGAATGGACGCGTCGCCACATTCCAGGCTTTGCGTGTGACGCCTTGAACTTCGGTAAGGGTGTCCAATTGAAGCTGTAGATATTCCCGATCCATCGATACAAGGGCCGCATTTGCGCCTCCCGACTTCAGCCAGTTTTGGAAGTCTGCATCCTTTTTGGCGAGTGAGAACGCGCCGCGTATGAAATCAAAGATGGGGAAGTACCCGCCCTTCGACAGCACAAACGCCATCGTTTGATCTCGGATCAGGTTGCGGCCCATGAAATCCGGAGAGAGCACGGCGCCGGCGCGCAGCATCTTTGCAGGGATCGCGAGGATCTTCGTTAAGAGGCCGGCCGTTTGGGAGTCGGCCGCGTTGAAGGCTTGCGCGACATCCCGATCGACTTGGTATTTCGAGAACTTCCCTTTGTCAAATACGCCGATCTCGTTGTCTCGCAGCGGAGTATTGACGATGCGGTAGATTTTGGCGACTTCGGTATTGACGCGGGCATTCAGTTCCGGCACGTATTCCGTCGTCTCAACCTCTTTGACGATCGACTCGATGGTGTCGTTGACCGTTTCCGTGCGCTTCCCCTCGGTAGCGGTCCCTGCTTTGCGCGCCAACCGATCAACCATCTGGTTTGCTTCGCCCTCGGAGAATCCGCGCGCGGTAAGGGCTTCGACGACTTTCTCCCGCACGAGGGTATCCGCGCGGCTCGGGGCTTCTGCGGCGTCGGTTGCCTCAGTCTTTGTACTGGTTTCGGAACTCTTCTTCGTGCTCGATTTCGTGGTCGTCGTCGTCGTGGACTCGTACACCGACACAAACTTGCGCATGAGGTTCCGGATCTCTGAGGCTTTCAGTTCGATCGCTTCGGAGATCACCGGCATCTTCTTCATGAACAGTTCAGGCTTGCCGGTGTCGTTCGCCATTTTGACGAAGGCTTGCCCCACGGCGTTACGTTCGGCTAAAGCAACGTAGGTGTACGTATTCTTGATGATGGATTCGAGGGGATCGATGAGATCGCGCTCCGATCCCTCGATCTTCTTAATCGGGTTCTTCGTCTTCACTCCGCGGCCCAACCCCGCGCCGCTCGGGTCCTTATCCATCACACGGAAGAACGGCAAATAATCCTTGTTCGCTTCCATCATGGCGGCGTAGCCTTCGTCCGAGACGATGCCGGCATCTTTCAGATACTTCGTCAGTTTGTTTTGGTAGTCGATGAGTTCGCGGCGCACCGCTTCAAACTGTTTGCCCCCGTTCTTTGCCACAGTCTTTGCGGCGTCGAGATCCAATCCGGATTCAATGCCGCGGGCGTTCAGTTCAAGCGCGCGCTTCGACGCGGCATACGCTCTAAATCCATCCAGGTCTACCCCGTCGAGGATAGCCTTGAGCGGGCGCCCATTGTTTTCGTAGGTCTTAAAATCAAAGGTTCCGTACTCTAAGAACTGGTTCGCTTTGCCGAAGGTTCCGCGCGAGAGCCGGGCCAATTGGTACGGGTCATCCGCCGTCGATAAAAACGGGGCGGGCTCTGCCGCAGCGTCTTCGATCGGGGCGCCGGCGCGTTGGGCGAATGTTCGGACTTCGGTGCTTGGCAGATTGCTCGGCGGTTCCGCTTTCACCAACCCCTGCGAATCAATCGACAGGATGGGTTTGCCTTCCGGCAATGCGGTTTGCGTCGGAGTCTTCGTCAGCGCACTGTCAGCCGCAGCCACGGGATCGAGGGCGTTCTCCGGGGCTCGGCCTAGCTTTGCCGCTTTCTTGACGGCTTCACGGATGGGGTTCAGGTCATCGATCAGATCGGTGTAGAGCTTTTGAAACGTCATCGGCTCTTTGTCGTTCCGTTCGCCGACACTGATTTTCGAGAGGATCTTTTGTTGTGCGTTCGGATCTTCTGGGTACTCGGTGCCGAGTTCTTTCGCGATTTCAGCGATCTGTTGATTGACCGACTTCGGTTCAGTCGTCACGACCCCAGACTCCGGAGACTCAAACCGACCATAGACCCGAGGCACCGGAAGATTCTCGGCTACAAAGTCCTGGCCGATCGTCACATCTTTCTCGGTATCCGCGATGAACTCATCGGGTTTTACGCCCGCTTTCGAGTACACGTCGCGTAGCTTCTTCGCGGTCTTCACCGCCCCTTTCGCGCCTCCGACGATCACTGCCGCATCGATAAAATCGTTGGCGCTCGGCACTTCCCCTTCCAAGGCTTTGCCCACTGTCACCATGGTCGCGACTTCGCCGCTCAATGTCGCGGCCGCTTTTGCCGTAGGAGAGGCGATCGGAGCCGCACCGATGAGTTTGCCCGCGGCGCCGGTAGCCGCGCCCGTCACGTAGCCTTTTGCGGTTTCGATAATGGCCCCGGATGCCCGTTCCCAAAACTCACCCCAGTTCGTGGCTTCGCCTTTTTCGTAGGCGTCGGTGATGACTTTGCGCAGGCCAGCGGGGAGGGCGAAGGCGCCAGCGGTGCCGGTAATAGGATTCGCCCCACCCAACAGGGCGCCCCCAACCATGGCCGGTACATCCCCGGCTAACTGCCCGATCGACCCTGCGATCCGAGAGGCCATCGGCGCATCTTCCGCCAGGGTTTTGTCGGGCACCTTGCCGCGCTGTAACAAGCCCGTAATGGAGCCCTGGAAACCGGCGTCTAACGCTTCCATGAAATCTTTGACGGGCTTCGGCTCCCCATCCACCGCCTCGGGAGCGATCGCTTTCTCGATGTTGTCTCTTACCGCTTTCGCTGCGGGCTTTGGATCGAGCGGGGGCTCCCCAAACTCGGTATCGATTTGCGCCTGGTTGTACCCGGCATCGCTCAAGGCTTGCCGTTGCTGGACTTGCCAACTGGCAATATCTGATTCACTAAACCCGGCGTCGATCAACGCCTTCTGATTTTTCAACGTCTCGGTCATCATTTGGCGTGGGCCTCATTCCATCGCTTGAGATATTGCGCCGGTGTTTCTCCGGGCTTCGGAGGCCCTACGATAATGGGCTCGACACCGGGCATGGTCTTGACGGCTTTTTCGAGATCGGCGATCGCGCTACGCATTTCCTGTGTGCTCTGTTTCGGCACGGGAGAGGATTGCGGAACGGGTTTCGCTTCTGGTTTTACCTCGGGCTTCGCCGGCTCACTCTTAAACGGATTTTTAAACCAGTCGAAGAGTTTCGACGACCCGTTTTGTGTCGGCGGTTTTGCCTCGCGCCCGCGCGCCATATCATCGGCGAGCCATTTCGCCGAGTCCTGCAATGTCGGCCGGTACTGGTTGACGATCTCCGGGCTCCCTAAAAACTCCGGTGATTTCGGGTCCAACAGCGTGCGAGGGTCCTTCCCATCTCGCTTGTATTCGGCGATCTTGGTTTGCACCATCTCCAGGTATTCGTAGTATTTCAGGCCCCCGGTGGGGTCGATCTTCCCCATCATCGGGTTGGATTTGTCGATCAGCGGCTTCCGGCTGGCAAGGAAGGCGTCAACCTGTTGCCCGAGTTTCGCGCCCTCGGGGGTCCGCATATCCACGAACTCTTGTCGAAGTTGTTTCGTGTCGTCCCAGGTGAGCCCCGATCCCCGCTGCGCACTCTGCGCGAACAGGTCTTCAATCTGCGTGGTCGAAGTAATCTTCCCCTGGCGGATCTGTTGCAACGTATCCACGAAGAGACGGGGATCTTTTTTAATTGGCGCTTCGTGGTGCTCTTTGTTTTGCGCCTCGATCATCTTAATCCAGTGTTCTTTTGACCCCTCGCCGGTCGCGGGAAGGTTCGAGTTCAAGATCATCGGCGCCGTCAGCGACTTCGAGGAATAGTGTTCAACCATTTGCTGGTTCGTCGCTTCCACTTCCTTTTTGCGCAGCCGTTCGGCTTCGGCTTCGCGGCGTCGGGCTTCCGCATCCAGGCCGGCGATCCCCACGCGCGCCTCAGTCTGTAGCGCGTGTTTCGCGTCGGCGTCGAGGTACGCGTCCCACTGCGATGAAGTTAACTGTTTCATCGCGATATTCGGATCGAGACGGATCACCCCTTGTACGGCTGATTTCGCGAGCTCTGTTTTTGTGCTTCGTAAAAACTCATCCCGCACTTGCGCCGGCATGTGGGCGAACACCCCGCGCGGGTCACTGATTGCGTTGGCGACGCCTTGCTCCACTCGTTCAAACTGGAATGGATCGTTCATGAGGGTGTTTCGGGAGACATCGACGAAATCCTTCGCCTGTGCGACGGCTTTGATCCCCGCGGCTTTGCTGTACGCTTCGCCGGCAGAAATCAGGTAGTGCCCGCTCATCTCTGCGGAACCCCGTTCCCACGCCTGTCGGCCGGCTGCGGTCTGGTATTTCTGGCCCACAAGATCCAGGTTGGTGTTGATGCGGGCCATGTACTCTTCGGTGAAACTTTCACTATCGAGGGCGCCGGATGTTTCCGCGTTCTTCAACTCGTGCGCGGCCGAGGAATTAAACCGGGCGAGTTCTACCGCAACATCAGTGACTTCCTGCCGGGCCTTCTGATCGTCGAGCATCCGTTGAATCGCCACGCCATCGGACGCGGCTTCCTGCAATCCGCGGCCGGCCATCGCCGCGCCGTTAGCATTGCCGCTGAAATCCGACGCGAAGGCTTGACGGGAGACCTGGCTAAGGGGAAGCTCTTGCGGCCCCCCGACTTGTGACGTGTATTCTTTAATCCGTGGCACGCATCACCTCTACGAAATCGCCACCGGCGCCCCGGCCGATGGTGCGGTTTTCCCCGCGGTGAAGAGTTTTCCGGCCCCACTGAATCCGGTCAAGAGGCTCGTTGCCGACGCCCAATCGCCTTGTGTCTTCGCACTCTTAGCCCCGTAGAGGCTCAAGGTGCGGGTGTCTTCGTAGCCAAGGGCTTTCAATTCCCCCCGGTACAAAATCTGCTGCCGGTCACGTTCCGCATTCTCGATACTCATTTGGAGGACATCGAGCGGCGAACCTTCCATCGTCACGCCCGACGCGCCGTACGCGGCGCGAATCGAGCCGAGTTGCATCCGGGCTTGGCGCTCTTGGAGGTTCGCGTCGTAGGCCGCAGCCTCGCGCGCCAGCCCCGCATTCCGCCCGGCGATATCCGCGTTGAACTGTTGCGCGGCCGCGGCACTCTGGCCCTGCGCTTGCGCGCCCATCGCCGAGAGCATCCCGCCCGCCATCGACACCCCGGCCATAATCGTAATCGGATCAGCCACGTTTTACCCTCGCGTAAAGTGATGCGTCCCCACCATTGAGTAGAAATCCTCGCATCCGATACGCCTCGCACGTAAAGCCGAGGGCTTTCGCCCATCGGTGCCCGTTTCTAAAGTTCGTATCAACGTGCATTTCGAGGCGTCGGTAGGGGAGGTCAGCGATAAAGAGCGACACAAGATGATGCAGTTTTCTGAAGTCATACACCGTCACGTCCGATCCGACGAAGGACCACAGGATACCGTAATCCGGCCTCTGTTCGATGACCCCTCCACAGCAGATGGGTCGGCCGTCTCTGAAGACTGTATTCGACCACTGGGTTTCTATCGTCTTCAACAGCGCCGGCGACATATAACTCAGGGTCCATCGTTGAGCATCCTGAACAACCAACTGTGTAAGATGTTCCGCTTTGAAAGGCCCGAATGAGATCATGGTAGGTCAGTCCCATGGTTAACGATCCTGTGTGTGAAGTTGTGGCATCACCGCGAGAATGGTGCCGGGAAACATGCTGTCGTTCCGCCACGTCACATAGTTGTCTTTCGTGTATGTCCCTTCCCAACTGATTTCGATGTCCCCTGATTCGAGGGGCACCATCGTATCACCGGGCACTGCGGAAGTTCGCACCACTTTTTCCGTCAACTTTCCTGGTCCGCTGGTGTGGAATCCCGCACCGAATTTCATGCCGAGTGTATCATGAACACGTACATTTACACGGTGTGTTCGTTGATATTTTCCTTGCGCCGTGCCGTCCGCCGCGCCGACATCCTGCCGAAGCATTTGCCCATCACTCGGGTACCGATATCCGACTTGTACTTTCGTCGCGGGGGAGGTGAGGGTGATCGTCCCCCCGGTTGACACCACGCAATCCGGATGCGCCGCACCGTCCACGAGAACTCCGACCGTTTCGCCGATGAGATGCCACAACCCGGTAATCGTCGTCGCAGCTAGACCCTCGTACGTTAAGGCGCAATCCCCATAGATCGCGTCTTCCTGGGTGTCTCCTTTTTCCCACACCTTCGTCATGTATTCGACGTAGCGCACAGTCCGCCCGTTGATGAACCGTTTGACTGACACCCACACCTCATCGCGGGTGCCGTCCGCGCTCGGCATACAGGCCACGGATTCCACATCGGCGGGGGCCGTCAGCGCGGGATCGGAAAACCCGCCGATGTCGTGCCGCGCCCACGCGAGCACCTTTTGATCGCGCTCGTAGGTGAGAGACAACAGCACGCCGTCGTTACGCGCGGCCCATATGATCGATTGCGGCTGCTTCTGATAATCGAACACTCTAATTCCGGTCGTCTCGGTGGTATCCCCTTTGGTGATGTGCTCGGACAACACCGTAAGATCCGGGGTTTTAAACTTATCCGCCTCGAAGATGTATGCGAGTTCCCGCAATTGCCGTTTGGCGGTTTGCACGAACAAGATCGCGTCGCCGGCCCTGATCCCTTGGATGTTGGCGCTCCCGCGCGCGGTGGATTGTTTCGCGGAAATGTTCGTCGGGGTCATCGCTTCCGAGGCCGTGCTCGGACGCATCGGCCATTCCCCGTCGACCGTGCCCAACACGAGGGCTTTTTCGTCCCCTTTGATCCATTGCACATTCTGCACTTCGTCGGAGTTCAACGTGTACGACAGGGCGTGGGAATCCGTCACCACACCGTCAAGATCCGTTTGTGCGAAATTCTCATAGTCACCCGTGCGCGACAGATCCACCCGGGCCGGCGCCGCGGGGCATCCCGCAAAGGCGAGTCGATCCTCGTAGAATCCGACGCACGCCGGATACCCGGTGGTGTTGGAATACAACCCCATCCGCCAAAACTTTTTCGCATTGGTGTTTGTGAGCGTGTTCAGCACGTTCACCGTCACCACCGTCGTCGATGTCCAGGCCGTGATGATGACGTTGCCCCACGTCGACCCTTCTTTGATCCGGATCAACCGCCCCACGTCCGTCGTCGCAAACCCCGTCCCGCCGTTGATGCCGGTTGCGGCGGATGCCGTCAGCGTGACGCCGGTTCCGGTGGCGCCACTTGGCGTCAACGTCGTCGCCGTCGAGTTGACCGAGAGGTACGGCCCGTCAAGCAGCACCGCGTTATTCATGGAGGTGAGCGTCCACGACGTATGTCCCGTGCGCGAGAGTTTGCGCGGCGTATGATCCGGGTGCGTGATGTAGAGCACATCCGCAGACTGAACAAATTTCAACTCGAAGAGTTGATCCTCGTCATACGGCGAGACAATTTCGTAGACTTCTGCGATCGTCCCCCCGGAGATGTAGGCTCCGTAGTTCGTACTGTCGACGTTGGCGCTGTAGAGGGTTTGGAGTTCAAACGTATTCGCGCCGCTGTTGAGATTCGTAATCCGGAATCGGCGCCCGTTTAACTCCGTCATCCCTACCACGCCGTCGACATCGACGTGATCGCCGTTTGCGTAGGTGTCCGACCCATCATAGGTAATAACGCAGGGGTTCGCTTGTGAGGCCGCGACGATGTTTTGTGGGGTCAGCGTGACGGGGAGATTGTTCCGTTTAAACCGGATGTATTGGTGCCCGAACTCCAACATGTAGGCTTGGAGCGTCGAATACTTAAACCGCACCAACCGAACCGCCTTCGACGAATCTTTCACTTCGTCACAAAAATACGTGGCCGGGCGCCGCGTGATCGGCCCTTGAATCAACGGCAACCAGTTCCGGCACACTTTGAGCGCGGACTTGTAGTTGTCAAACTCGACTTGCCCGTACAACAGCGGCGAAATTTCCCCCGTCGAAAACGAGCTCTGAATTGGGGAGACCTTCGGCATTTAATACCCTCCGAACCGCAGCCAGTTTTGCCCTCGATCCCCGGCGTATCGAGCCGTCAACCACGGCGGTTCCGGCTCCTGCGGCGTCGCCTGTTCAAACGCATTGATGCGCTTCGCGTCGGCCTTAGCCTTGTCGTACTCCCGTTCGATGTCCGCTTTCTTCTGGTTCGACTGTGTGATCTCTTCGCAGCAGTGCCACGCGATTTTACACGCGAGCATATCCGCAAAGAGCGGATCAAACTGCGTTTCGTCGGTGACACGGGAGACATACCGTAAGTAGATCACCGTGCCTTCGTTCGTCAAGATGTGCTTCGAGCCCTCGTGATATTCGATCGTCCAGTCCACGTCGCGCGAGGGCGGTAACGGCCGGAGACAGTCGGCCGGGAGCGGAAAGGCTTTCGCGAACTCGAACAGCGGCGCCACACTGGACGGTGCGAGCACCTTTCGTTTGATCGAGAAATTCCAGTTATGCGCACGAAGCTCGCGATCGCGCAGCATCGAGTAGCATCGAGTAATCGCCCGACGTTCCCGCGTGTCTTCGTCCATCGAGACGATTTCACCGGCCCCGAGTTTTTGAAGGGCCAGGTTCGCGACGCGTACTTGTGAAAGAGCTTCTGCCGGTGTTAATCCCCCACCGCCACCGCCACCGCCGATCGAATTAGACAGGTCCTCGATCAACTCTTTAAGTTCGAGCACCTTCGTTTGAATATCCGTGACCGCGGCATTCGTATCCGCTTCTTGTGCGCCAAACGTGTCAGGAAGTAAGTGGTTGGCGACCAGTTCATCCCAGACGCCGCCCGTCACCGCGCCTTGTGACGCGGCAGACAATCCGACCGTGCTCGCAAAAAGATCGAATGGAAAATACGCGCTTGATTCCCCGACGGTGAAGATGTGAATGGCATCGTCGTTCCATTCTGCCCCAGCCGCATCGACCATGCGCAGGACAATGTGTTTGCCTTGCAGTTCTGTATCGGAAAATGAAATATCTAACGAACTTCCTCCCGCCGGCACGACAGTTGGGAGCGTGGTGAGATTCGCCGCAGCCCCGCCGTCTTTTTCGAGTTTAAAATCCCCTGCTGCGAGGGTTGGAGCGACCTTATATTGCCCCGTCGCTCGATCAACCAACTGATACCCATGCAGCGTCCATACCGTGCCGTATTTAGCGAGATATACCATTTAATTTTTCCCCACGACGTAGAGATGCCCCAACCAATGCTCTAGCGGAACGGGCTGTATCGGCACACCAAATCCGTCCCATGTTTCCGTCCATACCCATTCATTAAGCCCGACTTCAGCCGTACCGTAATTGAACTGTTCATAGTGCCCAGCAAGAACGTCGTTGACCCACCATTTTACAGCTCCATCGCGACTAGTCTTGGTCGTACTGCATTTAATCCAGAACTCAATTTTCGCCCATACACCCGGAACAATGTTCGCGGGCCCTACGTTTGGGTATGCAAGAAGTCCAAAGTCCGCCGACATGATGTGCGAATTATCCAGACCGCCTCCTGTGTTATGCGTAAACATTACATATGGGTTCCCCCCTTTAATGGTCCCACCGTTTAACACAATCAACCCGTTCGTATCAGCCCCACGTAAAAACATCATCTTATCCGTCACTAAACGCCCCGTCCATTGCGGATTCGTTCGCCAGATCAGCCCCGCATACATCTCCCGAAACTTCACACCAGGAGGGGCTAGCAAGTGGATGTCACTCCCTCCTGAGTTGGTGCCTATCTCTAATCGACTCACCCAGCAAGCCGGCGGAGACAGTGGCTGCGCTGCATCTGAATCTGGACGCCCATTTCCACTCCCACCCGTCATCCCCGGAGCAAGAGGTGATGCCGTACCAGAAAACCCCCAATCAGTCAGCACAACCCCACCGATGGGCGCATTCGCCCACGTCGCAGAGACAGGAGCCAGGACTGCGATAGTTGATTGTTTAGCAACCCCGGCATACGTCGCAGTAATCGTCGCCCCTCCGATCGCCACCGCCGTAACTGGAATGATGGCAGTCTGATGACCGAGTGGCACCGTTACCGTAGCCGGAACCGATGCTTTTCCGGCATCCGAACTCACCACCGTGACGCTTGCATTCTCAATCGCCGCACTCGTAAGCGTGAGCACCAACGATCCCTCTCCTCCTGTCGTGATATTCATCGTGCTAGGAACGAGCGATGAAATCACAGGGTTCGCGGGGGTACTCCCATCCGTCGTAAATTGCAACGCGATATCCAAGGCAACACTGCAGTACGTATTCCCGCTATTCGGCTCGAAGAGGAAATCGATGTACTCCCCCGCGGTCATTACAACGACTTCAGTGAATGGCTCTCTCGCCGTTGTCGTTTGTGAGGTCGGGCCGTCGATTACAGCGGCATTGTGACTAACAGTACGTGTCACTCCGTTACTCGCCGTCACCAACTGTGCCGTCCCAGATATAAGCGCCGTTCCGTTGAATGGCGCCGTAAACCGAACTTTCGTGCCTACTGTGCCGCCAGGATGGATACCCCCCTGCCACACACTTTGATACGGCTGCAGTCCGCGGTAGATGTTATCAACTGCGGAATACACCAACAGCACGTCGTTTTCATCTAAATAACTCCACTGATTCGCGCCTTGCACCCCCGAAAACTGCGTCACAAAGTTATAATTGCTCGACGCGCCTCCTCCTCCACTCGGCGGTGGTGGCGGGGGCGGATCAACTGGCGGCGGGGGCGGAGGATCACCAGAAGATACAACAGCACCCCCTAACTGCGTAGGCGCTGGCGGTGTATTTGTCCCGTGCGGGTTTGTCACTTCTATTCTGGAGCTTACAGACCATTGGCCGGGGCCGTTGGCGTTGTACTGACGAACACGAAATATGACAAAGGTAACGGGGAGTTCTAGCTCTACCACGACTGCAACTTCACCGCTCGCAATAGCTGGCAACCGCATCCACGGATGACGTGCCTCAGCATAGTTTATTGGAATTTCCGGTTTAAACGAAGGACTGTCCGTGTAAATGTCAATCTCTTGTCCGGTTTCGTCTTGCACTCCTGTACTGTTGTCTTTCCAGACTAATTTTACAGGCACAGTAGCCATTGGTTAATCCTTTCCTATACAGCCGTGCTTCACACGACCGAATACATCTCAATATCCGAATTACACACCACGTCTTAAGCCCTGACAAATGGCGCGGCTCACTCCTCGCGTAACAGTCACCGGTGCCGGCGAGGCGCTTTCAACGTAAGACCAGATTAACGCAAACTGTTCTTGCGTCGTAAACGCTGCCGATACACTGACGACCCCCGGTTCCCAAGCTATATCAGATTCCATGATCGTTAGTTGTTTATTGAATGTGTCAATTGCCATTATGGCCCCGTGATCCACTCAGCCTTCGTCGTCGTACCCGCCGCCTAAGAGGTATCTTGCTTGTGATCAACTGTAGTTCCATCGTCTGCGTACAGTTTTGTAGTCGCGCCGTCATTCGTCTTTTTATTCCGCCATGCCTTGTATAGATAATTGATCTTCGCAGCGAGGGTCGTCGTTGCAGCCGGAGCGCCTTGCGCGGGTTCTGCGTAGGTATCGGTCGCTAACACATCCAATACTTCGGTGTTTACAGACGCTTTCATTGTGGCCGAAAGATCACCAGTCACACTCGCGGTGACAACGCCTGCCGCAAGACTGACCTCTCCGATTCCAGACCCGCTCTTGAGTGTCACCTTTGGATACCCCGCAGTATCAGGCGAAGCCACGGCTGTCCCTGTCCAATGTGTCACCGAAGTCTTAATGTCGTCCGCCTCTTGCGGGTACAATACCAGCACCGTAGTTTTTGCCCCCGACGAAGTAGTCTTGACAATCACGGCCACGCAGTCCGCGTTCATCTCAGTTGAAGTAAGATCCAAGTAGTACAGACCACTAGACGTAGCAATCTCTGTGGCTTCATTTGTGCAATCCGCAAAGGCCCCTTGATCCTTACTCACCTCGCTGTCAAGGCCAGTTGCCCCAGTCACAAGATCGCCGTCTGCGTCGAGAATCGGAAATACGGCGCGAAATGCGGTGTTCTTTATAGGAATCGGGCGTGCATCACTAGAAGCCATTTACCACCTTCTCACTCTCCACGGAGATTGTTCCATTCCAAACATTCCGGGGACGCCGCCCCCACGTTTCCACATCGGCTGGCCTCCAACCACGATAGCCCCGCCCCCAAAATTATCTAACACGGACGTAGTATCCGCAAATCCCTTTGAGAATCCGATATGCCCAGATGTATACGTGTTATCTGACCGGGTAGTGCCTAACGTACTCCACGCTCCTGCCCCCGATTTATAATACGCCTGGTGAGTTCCCCCAGATATGATTTCTAGTCCAATAGAATCCCCGCTCGCGGGGACCTGCGTTCCTAGATCTGCCCCAAGCTGAGTAGCTACGGTATTATCTACTCTACTCAAATTCCACGTACCTCCGTTAGGCACGTAGAGCAGATAGCCGTCTGCCCCAGCCGTGTTCTCTGCGTTTCCATTCGCCCACAGCCAGAAGTCTGAACTCGCGTTATTCCACCACGTAGGTATCGTCACGTAAACTTCGACACCGGGGCCAAATGCCGCTACCGTCCAATAGCTTGATCCAGACTGCGAGCCCACAAGCGTAGACTGCATCGCCTGATTCGAGACCTTCTTCATCTGCGCCATCGAAGGGAATATGGGGCCGGCGAAATTACCGCTCTCTGAAAGGGGGTCTTCGCTACCTGTAAATTGAGAGAGAATGCTGGTAGTCGGAAACGCCATTACGTTAATCCTTCGTCCAGGGCGTCAATCGACGCACAGGGCTGCACAGCTCCATCAAGGATAATCGTATCGGTCGAACTATCGTAACGTGGTTTGTTTCTCCTTGAGGCTAAAAAGCGGAACACATCTCCGACCGTGTTATTCGCAAGATTAGGGAACCTCGCGTTGACTTCTGCCGCGGTGTACCCGGCACTCAACACGATGTTCCGCAACGCTGTACGCTGTCCCGCGGTCAAAGAACTCAGGGGGTCGTTCAAAAGATTCAGAGGAATACGGGTAAATCCTGCTGCTGCCGCGATTGCGGATAACGTCGCAGGAGAAGCCCCCACCACCTTAACGATTGCTTGATTGCCTAGCACCTCGACCTCTGCCCACCGTCCACCATCTGCTTTAACTGCAGACGTAAAATCATCCATCGCGCAGTACCTCATAACGAGAGTCGGATGCGTACGGTGCTTATATGGGCAGAGAAACCAAGCCATGCACAAAACCGCCGTTAAAATTCAAAACTTCCAATGTGCCCGGCGCGAATCGTCGGATCGCAAAACGTCTCGATCCCTACTCGCGCTGCTTGCTGACAAAACCACACGTCATCGGACACCGACAGCATTCC